TTTCCGGTATATTATGCCACTTTATCTTCGCTGGCTTAATATTCTTTATTCGATCTATTATATTATTTTCCAACAGCGTCAATTCTGCCACGGCGTTTTCTGATTTGATAATCCAAACGCCTTCCTTCGGAATTAATTTAATCGTTTCGCCTTTATAGCGATTAATCAAATCATAGAATTCTTTTGCCTTCAACGCACCGGAAATATTGTCACCGGCTTTATTTGTTATGGGAAAGGGAATGGACACAGATATATTATCATTATATGTATGGACAAATCCGTTATCAAATATAAATGTATCTGCGCCTTCAAGCAGAACATTTCCGTTTTCTACTCCAGGCATTGCTTGCTTTAATACGTTTAAAAATTCTTTTCTATCAATCGTCATTTTGTTCTCCTTACACTAATATTATAGATTTATAAAACGCTTTTTCTTTTTCCTATTATCCAAAATAAATCATATGGCTTTACAAATTCTATACATTTTGCTTCATATATTGGGTCTAATTCAATTTTTTTGTATACATTATTTTTTATTTTAGTATGATAATCAACATTAGATTTTAATATTGTTAAATATTTTTCCCAATTATTAACATATTTATTTAATGTTTTTACTGGGTCAGCCCCAACTTGTATCCCGATAACTGGTATATGAGTATTATTTTCAATAAGCCCAAGCAGTAAACCGCAAACATTAATTCCGCTTCCTATTGGGATAATAATTCTTTTTATATTTTTTGGTATATTTACTACTTGTAATTTTGTTTGATTAACTGATTCAATGCAATCCATCCCAAAAGGTATTTCAAAATAATTATTATCAATTGCATATTGTTTACTTCTTGCAATTATCACGGAATTATATCCGGCTTTATGTTGTATTATATTTGCCCCATTCTTTTTAGCATTTAATAATTCTTGGGATAATTCGCCTGATGGGCAATGGGCAGTAAACTTTAAACCTAATTCTTTTGCAATAAAAGATACTATTTCTATTTGTGGTGACATACGACTTCCGGCAGTAGTAACGCCAATGAACCCTAATTTTTTAGCTTTTCTTATTAAATATAATGCGGCTCTTGCTTTTGCCCCTTGTACGCTAAAACATGAAAACTTATCTTCTCTTTTAAAAAATACATTGTTTATTTTTTCAACTGGAGTAATGATCATTTAAAAACCTCCTTGTTTTTATCTGGTTAAATTGGCAAAATTAAACTTTATAGCATGTTTTTTATACTTTTTGGCTACTTGTGCAGCTTTTTCGTTCATTTCATTGATTATTGGATCGGCGGCTTTTCTGGCTTCATCATATGAAAGTATGCCTGAAAGCATCTTTCCGCGAAGATCAAAAAAGAATTGCTGATATTTCGTTTCCATACTTATATTATAGCACAATAATTCATATTTTCTAGTCAGTTTTCTTAAAAATAAGTACATTTTGATGGATTTTACAAACTTTTTTACTTGATTCAAATTGTTTCCCTGCCCGTAAAGACGCCGACCCTACGCTATTTAATAGAACAATATCATTATAAAGCAACGCCCCATTATTGATAAAACATTGTTTTGTAAACCCAACAAAATCCCTATAAAACCCTGTTTTTTTATCCCTTATTTCGCCAACTACAAAACAAGCAAAGCAATCTTTTTTTAATAGTTTAATGGATTTTCTAATAATTGATTCATATTTAATTTTGAAATCATCATAAGTCATATTGGATAAATCATTTTCATCATCAGAATATAGTTCTAAATCAAAATATGGTGGGCATGATAATATAAAATCAAATTGTCCCCTCAATTTATTTAATACTTTATCAGAATCACCTGCAATCCATTTTGGTTGGTTATCTTTTTCTAATATGTTTTTTGCTTGTTCAATATTACTATCTATTTGTTCTGGCCTTAATTCAATGCCGGTATACTTATATGCTAATGAATTGGCTACAATGCCCCTAACTGAACCTCCGGCAAATGGGTCTAAAATAGTTCCGTTGCCGGGGCAAAACCATTTATACATTAATTCACATAAAACAGGATCAAAAATAGATGTGTCTGTATCGTTTATATTTGTACCTTTTACTTTATCCATCCATTCTTTGTTGTTAAAAGCCCTTGAATTTGTTTTTTTGTTACTAAGGGTGGTTAATTCTGAATGTTTTAATACATTTTCTCCTCGCCCAACTTCACTTTTTATTCCCAGTTCCTTCCATTTTCTTTTTCTGTCTTGCCATCTACCTTGTTTAGAATCCAATATGGAAAATGGAGGCTCTATATATCTATCCCGCAAAAACGAAGATTTTATTTCTTCCCCAAATATATTATCCATTCAGTTTCACCTCATATATATTATAGATTTTATTCACGCTTTTTCCTATCATAGCCGTCATCTTCTTTTTCCGGCGTTAAAACAACCTCGCTGCGCATCCTAGAATCCAAGCACGGCCTACCTAAATCAAGGCATTGCGTAACCACGGCTTGCTCAGATATTTTCCTGCCCTCGCGTATTTCCATCAAGCCCACGCGCATAATATTTAATTCTTTTTCCTTATTAGTTTGATTTAATCCTATAGCCATGGTCACGTTATTTATTTTTCGTATATCTTCCGAAGCGTGGCTGGTTTTTATATCCGTATCAAAAGTTATTTTGGCCGTGTGGGAAGCCGTAACGATGGCAATATTTCTATGGATAGATAATTGCCTCAGCCCTTGCCAAATATTTCCAATTGTGCTTCGCGTATCGGAAGATTTAAAACCCTTTGACGGCACCATATAATCGGCATAGTCAATTACTATTACATCGGGCAGCCAATTCTCATAATAATATAGATTATCCAGCGTACATTCTATACCTTCAATATTCAACGCTTCGGTCGGGAATATTATTTTTATTGAACCTTTTCTATATATTCGCTTCAGTTTCTTTTGAAAATATTCTATGGTTTCGGATTCAACGCCGATACCTTCCCTTATCCGTTCGCGTTGAATTACTTCAAATTTACCTTCATCGTTTTCCATGAATTTCGCACTTTGAATTGATCGCGTTTCTATCGGCTTCCCGGTCAATGCTGGCCAAGCCCTGCGTACTATGGCGTGCTCGGTCATTTCCAAAGTAAATAATAAAACTTTACATTGTTGCGACATTGCTAGTTCCGCCGAATACCAAAGCCAGTGAGATTTTCCACGTTTAGCCGGGCCGAAAAAACTAACAAAATCGCCGCGTGCGATTGGTTGGATAACCCGCCCTAACGCGCCGGGGAATTGTATAACTATATTATCATCTTTTATAAATGCATTTACTACGGCTTGCGTATCCTTCAATAAATCGATACCTTGACCCAATTGTTTTTCTACGCGCTTAAAATTACTTAAAGCCTGCTCGCCTTTATCTGGATTATTTTCTATTATTGCATCTGAAAGATTATTATTCAATATTTCTATAGCGCGTATTTTTAGAAATTTAACGGCTTCGGTTATTTCAAATTCAATATTATTTGGCGTTAGCTCTTCGTATTGTTTGCTAATACTACTTAAAAAAGTATTTAATTCATCCTTGGTATCATCGTCTTTTAATGCTGGGCGCTTGGAATGATAAACGGCTTTTATATCGACGCCAATTGCTTTTTCAAATTCCTGGTAATATTTTATACACCATTTGCATACTTCTCTAGCGTAGGAAGTTTGTAAATATTGAGGGCGAATCAATGGGATTATTTCTTTACAGAAACGATCTGAGACAATGAGATTAATAATGAATTTTCTTTCTGGATCCAATGAGATTTTTTTACGTGTCATATAGTATGCTCATTAAATAAAGAATATTTATTAGATTGCGTTTTAATGTGCTTGCACTGTTCTGGGTTTTTAATTCTTTTACAAGCTATATTAAAATAAATATCATGTGGTTCTTCTGGACTCCATTCGATCCCTATAAATTTTCTATTTGTATGTTTACAAGCAACGCCAGTACTACCGCTTCCCATACAATTATCCAAAACTGTTTCACCTTCTTTCGTATAAGTTTTAATTAAATAAGCTAAAAGTGCAACGGGTTTTTGAGTTGGGTGTTTTCCACGTTCCGTATTAAATTTTATTATTCGTTTCGGAAATCTTATTCCATCATTTTTGGATAAAAAAATATCTCTCATACCAGTTTTTCCATAAACCGAATTTATATGTGGTTTTAGTCTTTTTATTTTATAAGTATCCCCCTTTAAAAATTGTGGGTTATACGTAGTAATTTTTTTATAAAATATGGAAATCGTTTCATAATCTAATAAAGGAATTTTATTAGCATTCATTCCGCCAGTTGATAAATTCTTTTCCCATATCCAATCATAGCGATACCATTTAATATTTGATAAGCGTAAATAACTAGAAAACGGCTCACTACCAAATAAAGCTATGCAACCTTTATCTTTTATTATTCTTTTATATTGTTCCCATAAAGGCTCAAAAGGTATTATTACATCCCATTTACAAGCAGTCGTACCATACGGCAAATCGCATAAAATCATATCAATACTTTTATCGGGAATTATTTTCATTACTTCCAGGCAGTCGCCCAAGTATAATGTAGAATTTCCTATTATAGTTTTATTATATTTATTCATATCAATATTACTTTTCCGCCTAATCTATTTGCCGCATTACTAGCGGTTTTCTCGTCCTGGTATTTATGAGCATATTCTTGCGTTAAGCAAACTTTATACTTATTTTTATTGTATGAAACTACCCGCCGCAAGAAAGTAATAATAATGAAAAAATTACTTTGCCCGGACATTTGAACTATATATTGTTGTTTCATAGTTTAATCCTTACATATATATTATAGATTATTTAAACCCATATTTAAATAATCCGCCATCTTTTTTTCCGTCCATAATTGTTTCCATTGATTCCCAGCTGGTTTCTATTTCATCCGCAATTTTATTTTCTATTGTTCCGTTAGCGAAAGGAAAATAAATAGTAACCGTATCTGATTCTTGCCCTATCCTGTGTATACGATCAGAAACTTGTATTAATTGCCCTGGCGTATCTGGGCACTCGATTATCGCTATAGCGTTGCTAGCCGTTAATGTTAAGCCCTCGCCACCGGCTTCAATTTGTAATATTATTATTTTTATTTTACTATCGGTTTGAAATCTATCTTCTGCTAATTGTCTTTTTTTACCGGAAACTGAGCCATCTATTTTAACGCAAACTTCTTTATATTTAGTGTATAAATCACTGATAACGGTTTTATGCCAAGCGGCTATTACCAATTTATCGTTATCTTCTAAGTACTCGTCAATCCAATTAAATACGGAATTCCTTTTTGCCAAATAGGCTAATTGTTTTAATCGAGCATAACCATTTTTTATTTTTAATGAATTTTGCTCTTCTTCTAATATTATTTTTTTAAATTCTTTGCTTGCAGATGAATAATTTTTTGATTCTATTTTTGTTAATTCCATAGGTAAAACGGAAAATATTCTTGGTGGTAATCCTGTTACATCTTTTTTCAATCTTCGTATCATTACTTTATTCAACAATTTATGCAGTTCTTTTTCATTGCTTGACCCGTCCCAGTTCCATCCAAATGGCGTTTTTACCGGATCGCAATACCGATATAAAAACCGATATTTATTGTTGAATATTGCAGGCGCGGTTAAATTTAAAATAGTAAAAAGATTCCTTGTCCGCTTTCGCGTAATGGTTCCCGATAACGGAACAAATATTTTCGGCTTTATCGAATCAAATAATGTGATAAAACATTTAGTCCAAATCGCCTGGTCATTGGCAAGCCTGTGTGCTTCGTCAGGAAAAATCCCGATAATATGCGCTTTGCTCAATTCATCAATCCAACCTTCAAGTCTGATTGTAAATGGTTTGTATTTAGATTTCTTGAATTTTTCTTTATTGGCATAGCAAGCTAATTCCCTTTTGCGCTCTAATTTTTTAAACATATTTTTATGTACGGTTTCGGCTTGTCGATCCAAACTATTTTCTTTACCTAAAATATGATAATTAATAATATAAAATTTTGCTTCCGGCAACTCGTTTGTTTTTTCTCCATAAATAATATAGGCTTCTTCCCCGGTCCACTTTTTTATTTCTCGTGCCCATTTTAATTTCATCGAAGCCGTGCAAACAATTAAAAAACTTCCTTCGTCTAAATGAATATAAGAAAGCATAATAGTATCTATAGTTTTTCCTAGCCCGCACTCGTCACCAATTATTCCATACCCGGCTTTTACCGGGGGACGTTTGGAGTCAATAAATTGTATAGCTTCCTTTTGGAATTTTAATAATTTATTCATTAAATAAACTATCTTTTATTTTATTTGGTTTAATAAAGTTTTTAGGATTTTTTATGCGTTGAACCGCCACATTAAAAATATCTATATCTTTTTCTATTCCTATAAAATTGCGATCTATATAATTAGCGGCTATTCCAGTTGAGCCTGATCCCATACAATTATCTAAAATAATAGTGTCTTTATTAGTATAAGTTTTAATTAAATACTCTAATAAAGCAACTGGTTTTTGAGTAGTATGCGCTTTTTCTTTATCCCTTTTAAATTTTATAATTGATAATGGAAATCTATCACCACTATTTATAGTTACTGTACTTTTTTGATCACCATAATTTGCGCTACCTTTTCCACTAGCACACGTATATGGCTGACCTTTTCTCATCTGTGGATTATATATTGGTTGCTTTTTATAAAAAACTAATATATTTTCATGGTTTTTTAATGGCATACTTTTAGCGTTTAAATGACCCGTTCCTAAAACTTTATCCCAAATAAATTCATATTTTAACATTTTTATATTAGAACAACCTAAAATTTTATCAAAAGGGGTTTGCGCAAATAAAATAATTGCGCAGTTATCTGTAGCTATTCTTTTATAAGTTTTCCATAGTAATTGTAAATTTATAGGGCAATCCCATTTATTTTGTGTAGTCCCATACGGCAAATCACATAAAATCATATCAATACTTTTATCGGGAATTATTTTCATAACTTCCAGACAATCGCCTAAATATAATGTAGAATTTCCAATTATAGTTTTATTATATTTATTCAATTTAAATTAACCTCTATTATATGCATTAAAGGTAAAAATTTATTTTTAACAAATATCATAAATATTATAGTGCAAATATTTTCATGCGTTTGTATTATATTTTTCATCATAACCTCAATTCCTTTTTAATATCATTGACTTCCTTTTCACTCATCGCGCCTGGATCATGTTTTAATTCGGTATTAATTACTTCCACATTTATTCCGCCTAGAGCGGAAACTTGTCTAGCCAATTTTTCTGCCCTTTCCTGAGCTTCTTTTTCTGGGTCAAAAATAATAAATAGTTTTTTAAATCTTTCGGCTAAAAGTATATGCTGTTCCGGCGTCGTTGACGTTCCTAGCGTTGCCATACAATTATCCCCGAATCGCCAAACGTCAAAAGCACCTTCAAATAATGCTCCATAATTTTTAGTGCAGTTATCTAAATTATATAAAATAGTTTTAGGGTCGATAACCGATAATGCTGGCTCTAACGTTTTATATCGCAATATATTTAATTCTTTACATTTTGCTTTTGAATATAAACTGCGCCCTTGAAAAGAAACCAATTTTTTATTGTAATAAATAGGTACTATCAATCGACCCGCCCAAGCACCCATCAATGTTGCACCGGTTACTTTATATTTTTTCTCTATCAATTCAGGATCATAATTCCGCTTTATTAAATAACGCTTGCAATGATCATCTAAAGTATCTATTGGCAAAGATATTTTATTTACTGCGCTTATTTTCTTATTTAATTGTTTTCGTAAAGATATTTGATTTATATAAGGAGCTAAAACATTTTCAACTTCGTGATATTGAATTCCCAATAGTTCCATTATAACGGCATTTACATTATGACCACCACAAGCCCAGCAATTAAAATATCCGCCATAAATATTCAAGCCGCCTTTATAGCCACGATCACCATTACTATGATAAGGACAATTTATATTAACCCAACCATCAGTAACTAATTGGTAATCAATATTATAGTCTTTACAGAATTGTAAAAAATCGATTTGCATATAATCCTTATAATAAAAATGGCAGGAACGCGAGAAGCAAAAGGCTTAACGCCTTCCGAAGCCCGTAACCGTGTTACCGGGTGCTCATCCGTTCCCGCCCTAAATACCTTACATATATATTATAGATTTATTTTTACGATTTTTTACCCTTGCCCTTTCCGGTTGGCTTTTCTACGGGAGTTGGTTCAACTCCAATATCCACATCCGTTTCTGGCTGGGCTTCTTGCTTTTCAGATTCCAGGGCGGCCATATCTCCCGGCGTTTCTACCGGGGCCACTTCCTTCTTCACTATCGGTGGTAGTGGTACGACTCGTATGCGACCTTCTGAGAAGCGTGTCACCAATTCTGATACCAGCGCGCCAATATCCACGCGCCCTTCTTCGTTGGTAAAAATCCTTTCGCGCTTTGCTTCGTTCAGCATTTCATAGAATACGGCTTCAGGAATGTAACCGTATACCCGATGAGTAAATTCTTCACGAACATCAGCCATTATTTCCTCCTATTGAAATTAAAAACTTTTATAAACGTAAAAAATACCGTCTTTATCCCACATATATCCATAACCCGATTTCCATATTTCCCATACATGCATAAAGAAATCTATAGCTGTTTTATCCTCAGATATTATAGCTGCGGCTGACCATGCGGCTGACCATGCGGCTGACTCTGTGGCTGACTCTGTGGCTGACCATGCGGCTGACTCTGTGGCTGACCTTGTGGCTGACTCTGCGGCTGACCTTGTGGCTGACCATGCGGCTGACCTTGTGGCTGACCATGCGGCTGACCATGTGGCTAACCTTGCGGCTGACCATGCGGCTGACTCTGCGGCTGACTCTGCGGCTGACCTTGCGGCTGACCATGCGACTGACCTTGTGGCTGACCATGTGGCTGACCTTGCGGCTGACTCTGTGGCTGACCTTGCGGCTGACCATGCGACTGACCTTGTGGCTGACCTTGTGGCTGACCTTGCGGCTGAATAAGTATCAAAAACTTTCCAATTTTCTTTTATCGCACCATGATTATCAAACCATTTTACATCTTTTATACTATTGATGAATTTTCGTGCATTCAACCACCAAGGACTATTTATAGATCCTTTATTATTATAGCGTACCCCGGCTAATCCATAAGATTTAGCCATTTTATCCATGTGGCCAGAATTTACGCTTCTTGCAATTTGAATTGGTATTTTTCTCCAACCCTCTTTATGTATTCCA